CATTGTCCGTAAACTCTACAGCAGCAGCACGAAGCAACCCTTTAAATACCGCCTCCACAATGTCACCCAGTATCATGTTAACTAGGAAGTGTGGAGGGAAAGGTATCTTATCTTCGGGGTCGTTCTTCTCGAACCAGAGTTGGCACTTAGGACGCCCAAGGTTAGACATCCTAAGTTTAAACCCATCACGAGGACCACTGCTGAACTGCTTACGTACTGCATCCGCTACGTCTTTGCCTACATGTTCAATGATAGACTCATCGACGGTAGACTCACCTGCTAAGGCCTTCTGTAGGAATGTATGTAGTGCCAGTTCAGCTGAATGGTTCATTACTCAGCTACCTCCACGTCGATGATGTCGTTGATGATAGACTCCTCAACAGCACTCATGCCAGACGAACCTGTCTTCTCATTGTGAGTGTTGTTAATGTAGGTATTCATACCAGCAATCCACTCCATGAAGCCATCAAGTACATCTTTGTCTGAGTCACTGATATCTACCTTGCCTTCTAGTTTCATTACGAAGGTAGCGTACTCACTGCCGTTAGGCATCTCGTGCATCTCGGCACCCATAGCTACTTGGTATTGCAAAGGCAGAGCATTCTTGCGTTCGATCTCCTTCATAATGTTATCTACAGCCTGAATAGAACCACGGCTCTTGATGTCCATCACAAAAGGAATCTCTTGCTGTGTAAGAGACGTGTCATCAATAGGGTTGCCTTCTGCATCTAGCGCACCCTCCATAACTACCGTACCGAACAATACCTTAGTACGCTTAGTGCTACGCATGAGGTCTTGTGTGGCCTTAGGCAGAGACTTGAAGTCCTCTACATACCCTGAAGGACGACCTGCATTAAAGCCACCCGTGGTATCTTTGAGGTCACCCGTCAGGTTGTTAACCAGCAAGGTCTTAACCATGTCTTTGTTGTCAGAGTCCCAGCGTGTCCACTGCATACGCTGTGCGAAGATACGAATCTTAGGTGTAACTGCGTAGGCTACCTTGTCGTCGGACTGCAGTAGTTTGTAAGCACCTGCAGGTACTACATCTGCTTTGATCGTCTTGCCGTTAATCTCCATCTCACCTTTGAGAGGGTTATGGATTTGGCTAAAGCGAGCAAGCATAGAACGTTTACCGCCTGTGCTCTGTGAGAGACCCATCATCTCTGCCAGAGATTTGCCATCAGATGCTAGTGCTACTTGTGTGTTAGTCATTGTACATAGACCTTTCTTGTACGTATAGGGAAAGAGGGGTAGTTATAGCGTCATACGTCTTTATTGTCAAGCCAATTATAGCCGACCTTAGCTTCTAAAAGTAGAGGTACATTCATGTCAACGCTATAGGTTTTAGCTATGAGGTCAGTCAAGTCTGCGTTTAGTTTGTGTATCATATCAATTACATAGTCTTTCTCCTCTGGATGGATGTCTATTACAGCAGAGTCATGTACGGAGTTGACCAAGCAAGACCTTAAGTGCTTGAGCCTGTCCTCCATCTCTATGAGTACCACTGGCACGACATCACCTGTAGCGAAGCCTTGCACAGGGTAGTTCTTGATGTTTGTCATATGGCTAACACTGCCGTTATCCCTGCGGTGTACGTCAGGGAAAGCGTACTGCCTGCCACTCACGTTCGTTATCTTAAGTAGTGTAACTGCTTCCTTGCCTAGCTTCTTGTGCCACTTAGCAATGTCAGGGTACTTCTCATTGAAGTGCTCATAGTAAGCTGACACAGCCTTGCTCCTGCCATAACCCGTAGCACCAAAGAGCGGAGCGAAGGTATGCTCCTTGGCTTCTTGACGTGTAGTAGGCTCCCCCGCATCAGTGATAACTTGTGCAGTGTAGCTGTGTACATCAAAGCCCGTGTCGATCTCCTCCATAGCTACTTTGTCTTGTGCTAGGAATGCAGCAGTACGAAACTCAAGCTGTGCGAAGTCAGCTTCCATCACGTAGCCCCCCTCCCAGCGAGACACGAAGACCTTCTTGACAGGGAAGGTGTTACCCCTTGGCATGTTCTGCATGTTAGGGTTACGCCCAGAGAAGCGACCTGTAGCTGTAGTCGTCTGAGATAGGTCAACATGTAGTAGGCCATCTGGTTTAGTGAATAGGTCGATCCCCTCCACAAAGTTAGACAGGTAGCTAGACACAGCGTTCAACCTACGGATATCAGACAGGAACTCAACAGCATCGTACATAGCTTTGCTCTTAGCTGTAGCAATCAGTATTTCCAAGCTACCCTTAGAAGTAGAGAACCCATTGGCACTTACCCAATCCTTGTTAGGTGCTGCAAACTTAAGCCCTGCTAACTGATTAAGCTCTCTCAAGCGGTAACCACGAGCATCACAGTCCTTACATTTGTTAGGCTTGGCGTACTTAGTGCCATCCTTCTTAATGCGATACGTCTTGCCTACGCCTTCACAAGTCTCACATGTATAGGCTTGCGTCTTGAAGATACGATCCGTGTTAGCGGTTACGGTAGACGTATACTCTGCCTTGTCTTTGACGTGCTCAAACAGATCAGCCCACTCCTTCTTAGACTTAGGCTTCTTACTGTAGATCACCTGAGACATCTGCTCTGTAGAGTTAATGTTAATAGGAGTGTCACCCATAAGCTTACGTACGTGTGTGTTAAGCCTGTTCTCAAGCTCCACCTTCTCCGTCTCAAACTCTCTACGCACTTCATCCAACGCAGTACGATCTACCTTGAAGCCTCGTTGGTACATCTTACACAAAGTCATACACACCTTCATGCTGATGTCCCGTACGTTAACCATAGATGCACTCTCAGGCTGAGCATAATCTTCCAGCTGTGCTAAGTACAACTCACGTGTTACGTTCAAGTCGCCCTCAAGGTACTCCTGCAACTCAACAAGAGGTATCTCATCTGTGTTGTAACCTTGCTTGTAGTAGTCCTTCAGCACGTCAAGCTTACGAGACGGTAGCTCACGTACCTCAGCACAATGGCCTAAACCAAGGCCTCTCTTAACACCACGTAGTAGCAGGTACTCTCCGATCATAGTGTCATAGATAGGACCATCATATTTAAAGCCTGCCTCCCAAAGCCAAGGCATGTCGTGCCTAGCGTTGTGCATGATCAGCAAAGAAGTCTCGTCAAGTATAGTCTGCAATACAAATGCAGCAGAGTTGCCTACGTCCTTCTTCTCCTTGTGATCAAATGTAAGGATGTGAAGCTCAGAAGGTACATCTACATTCTGTGTACCTACCTGCACCAAGAAATTGCCTGGCTCCCAAGGGTCGAGCAGGGTCTTACCCCCACGCTTAGTTGTGTTATTCTCTACGTCTAGTACCGTTCTCATTATATCTCCTCAACCCTCATCTGTGTGTCTTAAGCTGTGTATTGTGCGATGTCACCGTCAAGCTCACAAGTAATACGACCATGCCACCCGCCATCAAGCTTGTTCTTAGCTATGGTCAGATAACGAGTCAAGTCTTCCTCTTCGTCGACACCCTCAACTTGGCGGTTCTTACTGATCAGTACCATGAGGTCAGCCTCAGCAGCCTTACCTGTTTTACTGCCTTCCATCATAGACATGTTAGGCTGTACTACACCCTCAGCATCTGCGCTAAGTTGTGACATCCAGATCACAGCACAGTTGTATATCTTAGCAATGTTACGTGCATGGATAGCTGCCTTCTTTAGGTACACATCAGACTTGTCACTGTCTTGTGTTGCAAATTTGTCACCCATGTCTAGGACTACAATGTCAGGCTTGTAGCTTTTAACGATAGCCTCAACCCATGCCATGTCTTTACCTGTACTATCCTTCAAGTTAATCTGCTGTTTAACTTTAGTGTAACGAGATAGAGCCAGAGCTTTGTTCTCAGTGATCTGCTTAAGGTTCATACCTGAAGAGGCTTGGACATAGCGAGCAGCTACACGCACAGCTTTCTCTTCGTTAGTAAGGATCAAACACTTAGCACCTTGATGAGCAAAGCCACCAGGAGCAGCGATAAGCGAGGCGTGGAAGGTTGTCTTACCTGTGTTAGGTCGTGCACCTACCATTACCAAATGGCCGCCACTGATACCCTCCACACGCTCTCTCAAGCTAGGGATGTTCATCTTCCACTGTGTCTCAATCTGGATACCTTCAAGAATAGTATCAAGCTCAATGTCTTCGAACTGGATGTTAAGGTTAGGCGTGAAGTCATCCTTGTATTTATCCACTACCTCACGTAGCTTCTCTAGGTTAGTCTCTTCACCGTTCACATACCTAAACCCTAGGTTTGTAATCTCCTCACCTACATACTGTTGAAACAAACGAGACAGTACCTCAGTAGCAATCTCTTCATTCATAGGCTCTTCGTTGGATACTCGCTTGAATAGCTGGGCGTAAGCATCCTTGTTGGCAGTAGTCATCGTACGATTAGCAGTAAAGAAAAGCGCCTCAAGCTCAGCAGGAGTTATGGACCTTTCGTATAGCACCATAGCTTGATCTAGTGCCTGCTTAATCTTACGCATGTCCTTAGTGAATAGTTCATCAGGGCAACGGATACCCTTGTGTAAATCGTAGAACTCTTTGTCCATAAGATTACGTAGTAGTGCTGCCTCAGTCATATTATTCATCCTCTCCTGGGCCATATACAATCACTTCGAAGATAGTTATTAATGCATACCCAGGCCATAAAAGT